TATTGTTTAAGACAAATATTTCTTTTAAACCCTTTACGGTATCTTTATCTTTAATAATATCTTCTGCTGAATTAAATCTTTTTTTAGGTGGTAAATAAGAACGTTTAAATATAAAGGCAGTTGCCTTTTCCTGCATAGCAGTGAAAGCTGTTTCTTTAACGTTTATATTATTAAGTTTTGGCATACATATATTTATGTATGTCTATCGGCCAGTTCTTTGTGTACTTGTTCTAGGATTGTAGTTAGATTTACCATTATCTAACAGTTTTTCTTTTTCACCTCTACAATCGAAGAAAGGTGGAAAACCAAACACACCAAATGTCTTATGTTTATTTTGAAATTTAACAATTTCTTTTACATCTTCCTCAAAGAAAGACTCTTTTAAGACTAACTTACTTGGCATTTCTACAGCACGCCAAAGTATTTCGTTGTTTAATTTTACCATTTCTGTTTTATAGTAGATTGATGGTTGTCTTTTTCTTGCCTGATTGTGATTGTATTTTTTTCTCATATTTTAAAATCCGAAAATTTATCATACGCTTCTGCAGGTTGTGGACCTGATGATTTTTCTATTTTATCTGGCGACTCTTGGTTACTATCTACAATCTGTTGTGCTGATTGTTCGGCATCATACAATCTCATCTTACTTCTATCAACACCAATTATAAATGCACGATTAACAGCAGGATCATTGTAACGATTTTTTAACTGTTTAACTTTAATTTGATTTAGTTCTTCAAGTTCTTCATTTGATATTAAAGCAAACATAAAGTCAGCAGTAGCAGGTAAACCAAAACTTTCTGATGTATCTTCTAAACCAACATCACTTGACATATAACCAGTTCTTGTTGTCTGTGTAGCAGATACAATAGGCACATTATAAGTTACAGCAAGACCTCTTAATTCTTCAGCAATTGCCTTAATGTAAAAGTATGATGATATATTACCACCTTTAAATCTAGCACTTGAACAAATGTTTAGATAATCAATGAATACTATATCAGGTTTAAAAGATTTCTTTAATGCAAGTTCATCAATTAAAGATTTAAAGTGACCTGTATGAGCAGAAGCAGTAGGATATTCTTTAATGATTAACTGACCATTAACTTTATTTTGCATACTTTTGATTTTATCATCATAATATTTTTTAGGCATATCATAAAGTTCATCAATAGTTACATCTAATAAGTTTGCGTCAATTCTTTCAGCAATTCTTTCTTCAGCCATCTCTAAAGTAATATACAATACATTACGACCTTGACTTATCATATTGGCAGCAACGTGGCACATAAACAAAGATTTACCAACACCTGTACCTGCAAGTGCTACGTTTAGAGTTTTAGGTGGTAAACCACCTTTTGTAATACGATTGAAATAAGTTAAATCAAACTTTAAACGTTCTTCAGTTCTATGATAATATTCAAATCGGTCATCTGTTTGATTTAAATAATCGTGCCCAATATGTGTATCAAATGAAACAGCAAGAGCGTCTGATAAAATACCTGGTATTGCTTCTGGTGTATGTTGTTTATCTTTACCATCTATAATCTTAATACCTTTTAGTACAGCATTATAAACAGCACGGTCTTTACAAAACTTTTCAGTTGTATCTAACAACCATTGTTGTTCTACTTTTTCATAAGTTAAACTATTTAAAAGTGATTTAGCATTTTTGTATTCATCTTCAGTAAGTGTTTTTAAATTTGATAATTCAATTGTGATTGCTTCTTTATTGGGAAGATTATTATATTTGATAACAAAATTATTGATGATATTAAATAAAGTTACTTCATCTCTATTTCTAAAAAAATCTTCTTTTAAAAAGGGAAGTACCTTACGAGTAAATTCTTCGTTATGTATTAGATTGGATAATAATGTTTTTTCAAATTGTTCAGACATAATGGAGATAACTTCCTACAATATACTTTGGTTGATTTTTAGGTTTTTCTGCTGTGTGTTTATAAGTCCATAATGGAGGAAACATAAGCACTCTACCAGTTTCTGGTTTAATCTTAATATCATATTCTGGAAAAGTTGTTTCGCCGCCATCATTGTTATTTAAATATAAAAAGAAAACTAAAAATCTCCTTGCACTATTGTAGTCTGTAACATCCACGTGTTCTCTAAATTCATCTTTATCATTATCCTCGTACTTTTTAAATCGTACTTGTTCAAAACCATATTTTTCTGGCCATTGTTTTTTAATATCTATTTTAACATCTTTTACATATTTGTCAACAAGTGGTCTAAATTTATCAAATAATAGTTTAGCATATTCTTCCCAATCACTATGTAAATTTAAATTAATTTCTGTAAAAGACCTATGATTTTCTAATTCAGTTTTAACCCATTGATTACTAGAGTCTTCAAACTTGTCAATTAAATGTTGACATTGGTCTTTTGTCAATACATTATCGTAAGTTTTAATATAATTATTTGTCAAATCGGATCGTACCATTTTCTAATTGTTTTTCAACTACTTCAATCAATATGTCACCTATATAATTTCTAAATTCTGTACTTGTTGTATCTACATTATTAGGATTTTTTTTAACGTCATAATCAAACTTTAAAGGTAGTTCACCTCGTTCATTTTCTTCAGAAGCAAACTTTACGTGACCGTATGTGTATATAATATCTTTATACTCACCTTCTATAATCTTTATGCAACTGTAATCATCAACATCACGTTGAGCAAATACATATCTATTCTGCGCCATATAGGAATTCTTTTTTGGCTGCCTCGTCAATCTGAGCGAGAATATCTTTAGTAAAGAATTTATCAGGTTCATTATTGATAGTTTTAGCATATTGTTTTGATCCATCTGGTAATTCTATTCTAGTAGAAACAGATTTAAATATGTTATGTTTGATAGCAAGGTCTAATAATCCATAATACTTATCAAGGCCGTCTTTATATGTTAGTCTAACATCTATTAACGCATTTTCTTTTGTTAACCTTGACTTATAGTTTTTACAATGTATGATGTTACCAACAACTTCTTTGCCATCTTTTTCTTTTCGTTTAGATAGATAGACAATATTTGAAGCAGCGTATTTTAATCCAGAACCACCACCCATTTCTTTTTGTGGAAACATTGAACCAATAACATCATAAGTGTGATTAGTCATAATCATTGGTACTTTTGCCTTACCAAGTTTAAGTGTTAATACTCTAAATGCAGCCTTGACAATTTGACTTCTTGTCATATCTCTTGTTTCTTTACCTTCGGCTGTATCTTCCATTTCTTTTGTAGTAGATAACATTCCTAAACTATCTAATACAAACATTAAAGGTTTTCTTTTTTCTTCACCTTGTTCAAGGTATTTGTCAATCACTTTGATTGATTGATGTCTAAATTCTTGTACTGTTGCAACTGGTACTATAACCATTCTTTTACTATCAATACCTCTTGTTTCAACTAAATCTTTTGTTAACGCACTTTCTGATTCAAAGTAAATTACACCTGCGTCTTTGTTTTTATCTAAAAATGCCTTTACAATACCTAACGCAAAAAAAGTTTTACCTGTTGCAGCTTCACCTGCAATTGCTGTAATTTTGTTTGATGGCATACCGCCAAAGATTGAACCAGATAGTAAAGCGTTAAGAGCGTGTGAACCTGTATCTATAAAACTATCTACATCACCTGCTTCTACACCATCACTTACAAGTGTAGCATATTCATTACCTGTTTCTTTAATTATTTCCTTTAGAAAGTCGCTCATATTCAATCATCTCCTTATCATTATAACTAATCGTATAATATTTTATATTGTTATTATAACAGAAATCTTTAACTTTGTCAAGTTCTTGTGGTTTAAAGTCATAAGATTCATATTTTCTTTGTTTATATATCGTTATCCTCATCTTGTAAATGTTTTGCTCTTAACACTACTGGTCTACCTGATTTTGGTTTAGGTAATTTAATTGTTTTGTCAGGTTCACCTTCCCACTCAAATCTATAACTTGTATCTTCTGGTATCCAGGTTACAGGTGGTTTTTCTAAATCTTCACTTTTTATATTTGTCCATATTCTATCATACATTTCGCTAGTATCAACTTCACCAAATTGAGTTAAAACACTACCTTTCATTTGGTCTAATCTTGCTTTAAGCAGTTCTCTATTATATTCTAATAGTCTTTGATAGTCCCAATATTCTTTGAGGTCTTTGTAAGATGTTTTTGAAATGGCCATACTCATATTTATTGTATATTGAAATTGATTATACATCTAACATCTTTTGTTGGTTGTTCTGCTGTATGCCAATAGAGACCATCAAATACTACAACTCTTCCTTGTTTTGGTTTTATTCTTTTTGATTCTTTTATATCTTCAAAATATGGTATATCATTTGAGGATTTACTTTTATAATTATATATGACAGTATCACCATCACTATTACTTACATAATATAAAAATACTAAATGTGGTTCTGTTCTATCTAAATGTGGTGTATCAACACCTTTACCAATATAATTTTCATTTAAAGGTAACTGTAAAAACGACCTTATTTCTATTGGTTTTGGTTTTTTTATTTTAACTTTTTTTGCTGTGTTAAGTATAATATTTTTTAAATAAATGTTTAATGGATGATTATCATTAAAAAATAATTTAAAACCAGGTCTTTTTTGATGTATATTATCTTTTATAGAAACATCTTGTACAAATGACCAAGTAGATTGTTCAAACAAATACTTTTTAATAATTTCCTGTTCAAATTTATCTATAATATTATCAAATACTTTTATCATATAGGCAATACTGCCTTTCTAGCGTGTTTGAAATAATCAAAACCTTTTTCTTGTGAGAAATTTTTAGCAAAACACCATACGTTTTCAATGTATATTCGATTCATAAACTCGGCCTTTTCTTCTTCACTTTCAAATAGTTTGTCTGATTTAGGCCGTTGCATTATTCTCATTCCTATTTGTCCAACAAAATGTTCTTTTAAACTATCAACTAATTCATCACCACTATAATATCTTGTTCCTTTAATTGTAGGATCCATAATGTTAATAAACAGATGGCCTTTGTCTGATAATGATTTAAAACTATTGATTGAAACAGGTAAATAAAAGTCATCACGCCATTTATCATATTCATTAAACTTAAACCAAGATTGATTTTCTTGTTTTTCACCACCTTCGTTATATCGTTCAGTAGAAAAATATGGTGGACTTGTAAATGCACAATCTATATCTTTTATTGTATCCCACGGTAAATCTTCAGCACCACAATTATAGATTGTAACTTTTTTAGGTTTAGACAAAAAACTATTATACGTTTCTATTTGTTTTAAATATTGTTTGTAAGTATTAGGATTAGGATCACAACCAATATATTCTTCAGCATCTGAAGTAAAAAAACCAGCAAGTCTATCACCCCAACCACAAGAAGTATCTAATACTTTTTTAGCATTGGTCATTTGATAAATTGTTTTTGCAACATTAGGTTTAAACTGTGTAGCAATATATGTTTGTAATCTAAAGGCAGATACATAACTTTTATCTGTTAACGCACCACCTCTTAATTCTTCTTTGCCATCTACCATTACTGGTTTCATACCATTGATTCCACGCCAGATGGGGCCAAGACATCGCCATATATCTTTTGCTGTACCATTATACCACACATCTAATGGTGATTTAAAACTGTAACTTGAACAATTTAATCTTAAAGATTGATGAAAATAATTTGATACATCATTGTAAATAGATGGTGCGTCTATGATACCTAAACCATATTCTTTAAAGTTATATTTGTAATCGTCATATTTTTCTTTTACATTTTTTTCTAATTGTTCAATAGGTTTTACATATTGCCATACATCTTGTTTTTGTAAACCTTTAAATGCCTGACGCATTACTTCATAAGATATTTCTTTTAAAGGAAACTCTGGTCTGTGTTTAGCAATATAATCTGCTAAATCTAATCTAAACTGTTCTTTGCCTATATCGTTTGTAACACGTTCAAACGTTTGTTTATCCATTATAGGCAATTTACCATTGTACTTATTTAAATAATCACTCATTGTTCCACATTCTTAATAACCATATTATAAAAACATATATCATTATAACATAAAATATTGATAAAGTCAATTCCATACTAAAATTTATTCGTTTGATTTCCCCAACTATCCCAACCATTTCTTTGTGTTCTAGCAAAAAGTTCTATATAAGGTCCTTCTAATAAGTTCTCTATATGATTGTACACAATATCTGGTTTTCTGCTATGTTCTCTACGTTGTTCTACAACTAATTGAGGTACCGATTTACTGATTCGTTTTGGTTTACCCTTTGTTGCTAATAAACACATTTCAGGATTACCTCTAGTCCAATAACCTAAACCAGTAAAGAAACCCATACTCTTTTTATTTGTTTTTGCCCAAGTAAATCCTACAGTTTTATATTTAAAACCCCAGGCTTTTATAACTTGAAAGGCCTTATCTAATAAAGGATCAACAACCCACATCAACAATACTGAATTGTCATTTGCTATTTTATTAACAGGTAGATTACATATATCTTGTAAACTCATTACGTTATAATGATTTTCAGGACTTCTATCTTTTCCTTTATCAGAAAAAGTTTTAAATGTCCAAGGTGGATCAGCGTAAATTACGTTATACTTTTTATTGATATCCATATTATTAATATTATAATAAAAAACATTTTAGTATCTATTGGTGTCATAGCAATTCTTTGACCCCATTGAAAGAATACAAATACTGTAAGATATAAGAGTATCAATGAGGTTATCATCCAAAAAATGCCTCTAGTGTTGCCTCTCGTTCAAGTTTCCAACCAATTGAATCTAATATAAACTTTAATGGATCAGTAAATGTTTTTTCAAATTGCATATCATAATCAACATACTTATGTAAATTAAATTCATACGGTATTTTTGTAGAAAAAGATATAACAGTATCTTTAACTGTGTTTGGCATTTTTAACATTAAAAATTTAATTTTATCACCATCTTTAATTAAAGGATATTTTCTTTCAAGTTTGTTTTTATATATGTAATGATTATAAATCAAAGCACCTTTTACGTGAATAGGTGTACCTTTCTTATAGATTGATGATGAATCAATATATCTGTTTAAATTATTACAAGACCTAGGAAAAGCAACCTCTTCAGGTGATAATGTTTTGAATACTTCTTTAAAATCACTTACAAACTTAATAAGATTATCTTCCGTATCATTCATAATTACACGAATAGCATCTTTAATTTTACCACGACAAACTTCAGGTGTAGATGATTTAACTGCTTCAACACCCATAATCTTTAATTTAGGTACATCATATCGGACGCCTTCTTCATCAAATACATTCATCATATATCTTTTTTTAGCAACCCATATGCCTTTGTTAGCAATTGCTTCTCGTTTCATAATCATTTTTTGTTGATAAGCATTTACATACTTAGCAAGATTTTCAAAACTATCGTCAATTACTTTTTGTATTTTATCTCTTGCGGCCTTGTCTAAAAAATCTACTATTTGATTTACTGTTTTGTCTTTACAAACCTTTTCTACAAGTTTGTCTAATCTTAAATAAATTGAATCTGTATCTGACGCAACAACATAATTTACATTATTGGTATTTAAAATCTTGTTCATAAATCTATTGACATCTCTTTCAACCCAACGAATAGATAACTGACCACCTAATGTAATTGCTTCTGCTTGTTTTACATCAAAGTATCTGAAGTATTGATTACCAATTGCACCATAGGCAGAGTTTAAAGCAATCTTTTTAGCCATTTGTATATTATGACAACGAGAAATCTCATTTGAGTAGATTGGATCTTTTGTCTTTTGAAATTCTTTTTTGGCTTCAATTGCCTTTTGTTTAAATACAACTCGTTCGGTGTACATCTTTTCCATTAACTCAGCAAGAAAACCTTGTTTATCTCTTTTAAAC